TTTTTACCATGTTTTCTCCTATACTAATTTAAGTCCGTCGTTACCTGGCATCATAATACCTGTGGTAGCTTCAATAACTTGTCGTTTTAACTCATCGGCAGGTTCTAATAAAAACATAACGTGCTGTTCACCAATTGTTACTGGTCCACGTTTTGCGTAAGGTACAAATGGAACCATTCCAATTTTACCTTCTCCTGCAGGAACTAACAGAATTGCGTCTGTTAATGTGTAGAAGCCTTTATCATATACGACTTCTGCTACAACCTCTTCACCGGTTGATAGTCTTACTATTTGTACATCTTTCATAATGTTCTCCATAATTGTGTCATATTATAACACGTTTGTTTGTATTTGTCAACTAAAAAATAAATCAAGGTTATCAGTCTTTTCAGAAGTCCAGCCAAGAGCTTCAATGATATGCTCTATGGGACTAAGGAATACCTTGTTGAATTGTGTTTCGTAATCTATATATTGCTCGAGTCCAAGTTCAGTTGGTAGAACATTTGGAAATGATATTACATTTTCACGAAGTGGGTTTGGTACTTTGAGATAGACGAACTTAATCTTATCGCCAGACTGCACGGACTCGTATCGTTTACTGAGACCTTTCTCTTTAAGATAATGGTTAAATAATATGCAACCACGAACATGTATTGGACAGCCTTTCTTGTATCCGCCCTTGGTCATATACTTCTCGATGTTATCAGTACCTGAGTTACGAGCAACAACCTGTGCAGGTAGTTTAAAGAATTCCTGTTTAAAGTCTGCAATAAATTTTTGTGTTTGTTCTTCGCCTTCGTTTAGAATCACGCTGAAAATTTCACGCATCTTGTCACGACATATCTCTGGAGTAGATGAACGAACACTTTCAAGTCCTGTTACACTGATTTTTGGTTTTTCGTAATGTACGCCTTCTGAGTTGAGAGTATTAAGAATGTATCTCTTTTTAGCAATGAAGATTGCACGGTCATTAATTTTCTCACGCTTCATTACCATCGCATTACGATAGGCACCCATATCAGATGCAAGCGTTTCGTAACCTTCTTCGATAACCTCTTCGATTTTAGTTTGGCATACTTTATCAAGGAACTCTTCTCCAGTCTTGCGATCAATGTCAGTCGTACCATAGACCTTTTCAATCAAGTCTGCAAAGTTAACATAGACCGAGTCGGTGTCGATATAGATGACATAGTCTTTGTTTTTTGTTTTAAGTACTTTGTTAAGATAATTGTTTACAGATTTTTCTGCATATCGAATAGAGAGTTGACCTGATGTCGTAATAGCTTCAGCCATATCATTAATATAGTATAAGAAGTATATGTTTGCTGTAGCACCATAAAGTGAGTTCATAGAAATCTTTATGGACATCTGAGAATTATGTAATTGGTTAGCTTCTGTTTTTAACTTTTTCTTTTCAGTTGGGTCAGTTTCAACTTCAAGTTGTTGTTCAACTGCAAGCATCTGTCGTTTGATTTGAGCACGATTATTATAGTACTCATCAATAATCTCTGGAATGATGCCCATCTTTTTATTACTGAAACATGCACCATTGGCTGCAACTGAATAATCTTTGTTTGTATTTTTAAACTCACCTTTGAGTATCATATCTTGAGTTGTATACTCACGATCGTCATGCGAATAAGTTTCAGGTGACATATTGTATTGTAACATCAAGTGAGGATATAGTGAGTTCAAGTCAAATGATACTACCCAAGGGTACATTGCAGGTTTAGGGTCTTTAACATAACCACCTACAAGACCAGAACCTCGTTGACCTGGTGATTCTTTAATTGGTGGAACAATTTTATCTTTCATAAGTTTACGATAGATAATAGATTCCCAGATACCAACAGTACCAAATGCATCGTTATAGTTAACTCCACCACCATAAGCAACAGTCATCACAAGAGCAAGTAGAGATGTTTCCTCTTCGAGCCTTTCGATGAGCTGTGTATCTTTTAAGTTATAGTCGAGATAGAGTTGTGGGTTCTGTTCGTAAAGAGCAGTCAAGTTACCATATTCAGAATAGTCAAGTTTCTTTTCACCGAGTACAACATTTGCAATATGGTCAAGTCTGTAAGATTCTTGTGGACCATATTTGTAACCAAACTTTTTGAAAGCATCCATATAGTCAATAACAGCAACACCTGAGATATTGTAAGATGATTGTACCTTACCAAATACTTCTCGCGAATATTTACGAATATTATTCCAAGGGCTGAGTCGTTTTGATAACTCTTCACCACATAGATTTGCAATACGAGTTACGATATACTGAATGTCAAAGTATTGGACGTTCCAACCTGTTACAACATCTGGATAATCAGATACCCATATCTCAACAAAGCGTCTCAGTAATTGTACCTCTGAGTCAAACTTGATGAACATAATATTATCGGGGTCAATACCAGTGATAGTTTGAGTCTTGTCAAAGTCTTTACGACCAAGCAAATAATAGATATTTGATTTTGAAGATTTGTATGCAATAGATGTGATTTCTTTGTCAGCATATTCTGTGTTTGCATACCCGTCACTGATATCGACCTCGATGTCGAAGCTGACGATGTTGACTTGGTTAATGTCATAACGTACATCGTCGGGATAATTTTCTTGGATAAATTGAGCAGTGTAGTTTGTGTTACCAAAGATTTTCATACCGTGAACACCTTTGTATTCTTCAGTAAATTCTTTGGATTCACGCATCGAGCCAAACAATTGTGGACTCAATGGCAAATTACCTTTAAGGGAAGTATATCCCTCGTCACCAGATTTTGGTGTGTGTAAGTAGAGAGTTGGCTTATAAGGAACGCGATATGAAAAACGTTTACCGTTTTCGTAACCACGATGCAAGATATTATTGCCGTAACGCTCGACTGAAGTGTAGAATGAAGTCATACTCATATTATTCCATATTGTAAGGGACTATTATAACACGTTCTGAGAGATTTGTCAACTACTTTATGCAGCAATCTCACTAAAGTTTTTCACCTTTTGGAACGTGATACTAGTGTCAAATTTCTCTGCGAATTGGTCACCTCTATGTGAGATAACGAATACATTGTCATCAGCATTCAAGCTGTGCAGAGTTTCAATTAAACTTTCGATACCTACACTATCAAGTGCACCATCTAGAGTTTCATCAAGTATAAGAAGATTTGTAGATACTGAGTTACGTAGTTTAGCAACTGATCGCCATGTTAGCATGATCGCAAGTGTAATACGTAGTTTCTCACCTTCTGAAAAAGAAGCATAAGAGAACTTATCTCTGAAACGAGATTTGATAATCTCATTGAAGTTCTCATCAAGTTGGAAATCGACGAAGAGGTCGAATGCAGCTAGATATTTGTTTATAAGCTTATTCATAACTGGAATATACTGACTGATGATTCTTGCTTTGATGCCACCATCTTGTAGTATAGTTCTAACAACATTAAGTACTTCACGTTCTTCGAGAAGTTCTGTTCTTTGTTCTTGTTTCTTCTCTAAGTCTTTTTCTAATTTTAAAAGTTTACTAACATCAACTTCATCTACTTCTCTTTGTGCATTATCTAATTCTTTCTTCATAGCTACTAAAGCATTCTTAGACATTTTGATTTCAGCACGATACTCTGAGATTTTAAAGTTAACATTTTGTATCTGTGTTTCTATTTTAGATATTGAGTTGAGTCTGTCTTGGTGAGTTTTAATAACACCAGCTGTTTCTACTAGACCTTTTTCAATATCATCTTTCTGGCTATTTTTCTCATTAATTTGGTCTTGTTTAAAGTCGTGCTCAATACCTTGTTTACATGTTGGACAGTTATCGTGGTCGTGATAGAAAGCTACTTCTTTTTCGTATGCGATACGCTGTCGTTCTAAGTCACTACGCTTTTCTGTAGCATCTTGGAATTTTTGTTTCTCTTCGGGTTTATCTGATATATCATCGTAAAGAGTTTTAATAATCTCATCTTGCGTATCAATGATATCGTTTTTACTTTCTACAGTATCAATCTCAACACTCATACGCTCTTTGATTTTGGATACTTCGACTTCTTTAATCTTACGAATTTCTTCGTTATTCTCACGAGCACTGTCAATTTTAGATTCGTTTAACTCAATCTGATAAGCATTATCATTGATGTCATCAGTTGTTTCTTTCATCTGGTCTTTAGCTAACCATCCCATAGTACTGAATACTTGAATGTCTAGTAAATCCTCAATGATATCTCTTCTTGCTCCAGCATGTAATTCCATAAAGGGAACATAGGTAGCTGAACCAAGTACAACAATCTGATTAAATGATTTGTAATTGATACCAATAATAGATGTTTCTAGATACTCTTGGTAATCTTTCTTTGCAGCGTCTTGGTTAATGAGTTGACCATCTTGATAGATTTCAAATACAACAGGTCTCATTCCTCGTTTAACCATATAGTTTTTACCACCAACTTGAAAGTAAATCTCAACCAACAACTCTTTGTTATTAATTGTATTGATTAACTGACCTTTGTTGACTTTACGAAATGGCTTTCCGTATAGACCGAACACGATCGCATCAAGCAATGTGCTCTTACCTGAACCATTAGTACCACTGATTAGAGTGGTTGGTTTGGTATCAAAATCGATTGTGGTAAAGTTGTTTCCTGTGGATAATATGTTTTTGTATTTAATTTTCTTAAATTGAATTCGCATTATAAATTAAGGGCCTCATGATATAAGTCGTCGATAACTTGTTTTACTCTTCCTTTATCGACTTGGGTCTCTATACTATCTATATACTGGTGAAGGATTTCTCCAGTGTCTTTTGTTTCGTCAAGTACTTCATCGACTCCAACATGTTCAAGGTTAAGATTATCATCAATCGCCTTGACATCAACCGCACCACATTCACTCATACGACTCATAAAGAGGTCATACAAATAAGCATTGGTACGGTTTTTCACAATCACCTTTACAAATGTATCTTTATATTTGTCAACATCAAAATTAGCTACAGTATCTACTGTCCAATCTGAATCATCATAATCTATTTTATAAAAGACTTTGTTAGGGTTTTCGTGTTTAGTCATCTCTCTTGTTTCTGTATCGAAGACATGGAATCCACGGCTACCATTATAATCTGACCAAGTCATTTCATAAGGAGCTCCGAGGTATTCTACATTTCCATAGCGAGATGGGTGATGGAAATGACCAGAGTAAACATCTTCAAAATTCTTAAATACTTCCATTTCTGTACCGTGAGTACATGGAACACCTTTTAACATCTCAAATCCTTTGACTTCAAGGTGACCCATAACTACATCAGCTTTACTTTCGGCAAGCATCTTATAATTATATTCTGCATTTTCTTTATTAATCCAAGGTAGCATCAAGAATGTTGTTGAACCAATCTCAATATGCTCAGCTTTATCTTCATATAGATTAAAGTGTTTATAGTCTTGCAATAATAGATTCATGCTGTTAATGCTATTTGTATTGGTATAATAGATATCGTGATTACCAATTAAGCAATGAAAATCAATTTTACGTTTGTTAAGCTCATCAAAGAAGAACTCACGACA